TATAACATTAAAGGTAATGAAATTTGCAGATTATGTCAAATTGGTTGAGGACTATATACGCAGCCAGGAAATGTCTCAAAGTGCAGTGTCTGCCCTGAAAAAAGGTGTGGCAGAAGGCTGGTTTTTTTCAAGTCCTGAAGAAAAAGCAATTAAAAAACAAAGAAAAATAGAAAGATATAAAATTGAAATAGACCAAATAAAAATTAAATTAAACATAATTTTAAACGAACAGATTCCGGACTTAATTAATGACATTGAGCTCAATCAATTTCAGAGTGCTTCCAGAAAATGGTATGAGATTAGCAAAATTGTAGGTTTGTCTATTTTAGATTTAATCGCTGCTTATGATGAACTTATTCCCCGCAATGATTATTGGAAATATTTTACACAAGAACAAGAAAAAATAAAACCATTTTCTAACGCAATTTCATCAAAATTAGCACTATTCGGAGGGTTTTTCAATCAATTAAAATTTAATCAGCAAATGATTATTGATAAAGAATTTATTTTAAAAAATTTAAATCAATTTTATTCAGTAGTTAAAGAAATTAATAATTTTTTAAAAAAAGATATAGAACATAAACAATCGTCGCCAATGGGCGGAGTAGAACCAACATTAGATTTAGATAAATTTCAAGAAGGCGTGGCTGAAGACCGATTAAATGAGTTTGTACCAGATGATACTAATGACGGAATATGGTATAACGACAATAAAATTGCCAAAATTGTAGGGCGATGGTGGTTGGCAGATGATCTTCTAAGCAATTCTTCTAACATCTATATGTATGGTGATGAAGCTAAAGAGTCGGCTACTCAAGAGGCAGAGGAGCAATTGCGGGAAAAAGGGTTCTATGTAAATGTTTTAGATGTAAGAGAAAATACAAAAAAAGAAAATTTAGATTGGTTGATATCTGGCCCACTTGTACGAGTACACATTGGGAAGCAAGGTATAACAGAAGCTACCAATAGACGAAAAGAAGCTACACTCAGAATACAAAAAATGTTAAACGATAAATTTAATGCTAATTTAGATGTTGACGGAATACTGGGACCACTTACTATTGCGTCTATAAACAAATTCATGCCAAATGCAAAAGTTAAATTAGCAGACGAGCCAAACAGAACTACTGCTGTACAAGGTAATAAAATGAAAAAAGAAAATGTAAATTTAGAAAGCAGATACGGCGATCAGTATAATGTTAATAAAACTACTAGTGTTTCATTAGCTAAAGAACTTAATGACATGGTTTTAGAATTAGGAGAATTAATTGCTGCTAGCCCAAAACACCCATCTATAAACCGGTTGAAAGATAAGATAGTAGCGTTAAATCAAGAGTTAAATGATTTAGGCTATGATTACGATCCTCAAGCTGAAAACTTTTTAACACCTATTACTTTAGATATGCGTAATTTACATGAAGGAATTTGTCCTAAATGCAAAGGTTCAATTGTTGCAGAAATTATGATTAATGAAAAGCAAGATAGCTGTTATTATAAAGTAAAAAGTCGTTATAAAGTATGGCCAAGTGCATATGCAAGCGGCGCTTTAGTACAATGCCGTAAAAAAGGCGCAAAAAATTGGGGCAAAAAGAACGAATCAAAAAATGTAAATGAAAATAAAATTTATTTTAGTATTCCTAAAAGTTTAGCAAATGAAACAGAATTAAGAGAGAGTTTTAATCTTAGACATGATGCTAAAGGTTGGTATTTGAAAGAAGGCCAAGAAAATTTTAAAAAATCATACAAAAATGCCTTAAAAGCCTTTCCTGTATATAAAGATACATCAGAAGGATTTGATATGAGTAAAGGAACTGGTAGTGCCCCAATTAAAGGTGACGACTTTGTACTAAGCCCTGTTGGATCTATTCCTAAAAATAAAAAATAAATACACTATGCTAAGGCGTTTAATTAATATTATGGAAGCAGTAGATAATGGGTGCCCTACCGCCACATATAATATTGATATAAACCTGAAAAATCGACAAAAAGCCATTGATGATTATAACTATGGCCCCGCTAACCCTGATAAACCAGGGGAGTACTGGAAAAATGCAGCTAAACAATGGAAAATAACTGAATCAACAGCCCAAACTATGCGTTGCTCTAATTGTGCTGCATTTGATGTAAGTGATAGTATGCGTGAATGTATTAGTAAAGGCATACAAGGCGATGAAAAAAATATCGACGCAAACGCAAGCATAAATTTATCCGATCTTGGCTATTGCAACTTTTTACATTTTAAATGTGCAGGCCAGAGATCATGCACCGCTTGGGTAACTGGTGGCCCTATTACGGAAAAAGACAAAAACAAAAAGGCAGATTAATATGGATGATTTAATTAAAGCACTTAAAATTGCTTTTGCAACTGAATTTAGTTTTTATTTAAAAGCCCATTACTTTCATTGGAATGTAGAAGGGCCAGACTTTAGTCAATATCATAAACTTTTTGGTAAAATCTATGAAGAAGTCTATGCAAGTATAGACGACTTTGCTGAAAATATTAGAAAACTAAACTCATATACACCAGGTAGCTATACCAGACTAAGTATGCTAACACAAATAGATGATGAAATGCAGATCTTGGCTGCAGAAAATATGATACAAGAACTATTGGACGATAGCGAAAAAACAATTAAGATTTTCAAAATGGTATACGACAAAGCAGAAACTTATGGTGAACATGGGTTAAGTAACTTTTTAGCTGAAAGAATGGATGCTCATAAAAAACATTCATGGATGTTAAGATCAACTCTTAAATGAAAAGTAGAGATTTAAAAGAGGCAAGTCCAGATACTTTACCAGGCAGCTTTACAGATGATCTTATCTTAAGCAAAAAATGGCTTTGTAATTATCTTAAATTAATCCAAAATAAATTTAACCATAATACAGATATAATTACCATATTGGGAAGTTGGTATGGCAATTTAGGTTTATTTTTGGATGCGCATGACATTCAATTTAAACAACTTTTATTGGTAGATATAGATAAAAAAAATTTAGATGTGTCTAAAACAGTATTGGGAAATATCAATCATTATAAAGTACTACCCATACTAAGAGACGCAAATGAACATTCATATCAAAAGAACAAAAATCATATTATAATTAATACCAGTTGCAACGATATGGAAAATAATGGTTGGTTAGATAACATTCCGGCAGGATCTCTTGTTGCACTTCAAGGTAGAAATAATGTACAATTAGTACCTGTAGTTACTAATGATATATTTGAATTTGATGATGCTTTTCCGCTTACAAAAACTTTGATATTAAAACAAAAACCTTTACAAGATCCAAATTCAAATTATACAAGATTTATGAAAATCGGTTTTAAATAATTTTTTAACGGAGCTATTATGTCAAGTAGAATGTTCAGTGGAGAACAGAAGCTTAAACTTACTCAACTTATTAATGAGGGCGTAAGTGTTATGCAAGAAGTAGAAGACTTAAATGCAGGTTTGAGTGATACAATTAAAGCAATCGCAGAAGAACTTGAAATTAAACCTAGTGTATTAAAAAAAGCAGTGCGTATTGCACTTAAAAGCAAACTAGGGGAAACAAATAAAGAAAACGAAGAACTGAATTCTATTCTAGAAACAGTTGGGCGTACTCTTTAATGTATGTTGATGCTATTTTAGATAAACATAGTGACCGTATACATGTTGTTGAGCGTGTAAACGGTCAACGAATTTACCAGGAATATCCAGTAAATCTTGTTTTTTACTACGATGACCCTAAAGGTAAATTTAAAACTATTTACGGCACTAGCGTAAGTAGGTTCACAACTAAAAATCATAGAGAATTTCATAAAGAACTGAAAATACAAAGCAATAAACGGCTATGGGAAAGTGATATTAAACCTGTATTCCGTTGCTTAGAAGAACATTATCTAGGTCAAGAAGCACCAAAACTACAAACTGCTTTTTTTGATATTGAGGTTGACTTTGATCCTGTAAAAGGGTTTAGTAAACCTGATGATCCATTTAACATGGTTACTGCAATTAGTATCTACCTTGATTGGTTAGATAAACTAGTTACACTGGTTATTCCCCCTAAAGGTATGAGTCTAGAAACTGCAAATGAAATTGCAGCTAAACACTCTGATTGCTTTATCTTCGAAGATGAAGCAACCTTGTTAGATACTTTTCTCAACATTATAGATGATGCAGATATTCTTAGTGGCTGGAATAGTGAAGGCTTTGATATTCCCTATTTGGTAAAAAGAATAACTCGTGTGCTTAGTGCAGACGATACTAGAAGATTCTGTCTTTGGGGGCAACATCCTAAAGGAAGAATATTTGAAAGATACGGCACAGAACAAACCACATTTGATTTGGTAGGTCGTGTACATATTGACTATATGCAGTTATATAGAAAATATACATATGAAGAACGGCATAGTTATAGTTTGGATGCAATCGGGGAATATGAACTTTCGGAAAGGAAAACACCATATGAAGGAACATTAGATCAACTTTATAACAAAGACTTCGACACATTTATTGAATACAATCGTCAGGATACAAGACTATTAGCAAAACTTGATACAAAATTGAGATTTATTGACCTTGCTAATACTATTGCACATGACAACACAGTACTGTTACCTACCACAATGGGCGCAGTCGCAACTACAGAACAGGCTATTATAAATGAAGCACACAGTCAAGGATTGGTCGTTCCTAATCGGAAAAGTAGGGAAGAAGACGGAGGAGAAACCCAAGCGGCAGGTGCCTATGTTGCTTATCCCAAAACAGGAATGCATGAAAGCATCGGTGCAATCGACATCAACAGTCTATATCCATCCACAATCAGAGCACTAAACATGGGGCCTGAAACTATTGTGGGTCAATTAAGACCCATAATGACAGACCATTATATTAAAACAAAAATGGAATCAGGCTCAAGCTTTGCAGAAGCTTGGGAAGGCTTATTTGGTAGTCTAGAATATACTGCAGTAATGAACGGAGATCAGGGCACAGAAATTACTATAGATTGGGAAGATGGAAATAGTGATGTACTTTCTGCTGCAGATGTTTGGCGATTAATTTTTCAAAGCGATAAACCCTGGGCCCTTAGTGCTAATGGTACTATTTTTAACATTCAACAAAAAGGCATTGTGCCAGGATTGTTGGAAAAATGGTACGCAGAACGAAAAGAAATGCAAAAGAAGTTGAAAGAATCAGAAACCGATGAAGATAAAGTTTATTGGGATAAACGACAATTAGTTAAAAAGATTAATCTAAACAGCCTTTATGGTGCGATTTTAAATCCAGGCTGTAGATTTTTCGATCATAGAATTGGCCAAAGTACAACTTTAACTGGTAGAGCTATTGCTCAACATATGGATGCATTTGTAAATGAATGCATAACAGGAAAATATGACCATACAGGCGAAAGTATCATCTACGGTGACACAGATAGCGTGTATTTTAGTGCATGGCCAATTATTAAAACAGAAGTTGAATCCGGAACTATGGAGTGGAGTAAGGATACTTGCATCCAACTTTATGACAAAATAGCAGATCAAGTTAATGAAAGCTTTCCATCATTTATGGAAAGAGCATTTCACTGCACTAGAGACTTAGGCACTATCATTAAAGGCGGTAGAGAATTAGTTGCCAGTAAAGGTATCTTTATTAAAAAGAAAAGGTATGCTGTTTTAATTTATGATAAAGAAGGTAAACGCAAAGATACTAACGGCAAACCCGGCGACCTTAAAGCTATGGGCCTTGATCTAAAAAGAAGTGATACCCCAAAAGTTGTGCAAGACTTCTTAAGTAGTATTCTATTAGATGTACTTACAGGACAAACCAAAGATTATATTATTGGCCGTATTAAAGAGTTTAAATTAGACTTTAGAAACAGACCACCTTGGGAAAAAGGCACCCCTAAACGAGTAAATAACCTTACTAATTATGTTGAACAAGAACAAAAATTAGGTAAGGCTAATATGCCAGGACATGTTCGTGCAGCAATGAATTGGAATAACTTACGAAGACTTAACAGTGACAATTACTCAATGAGTATAGTAGATGGTATGAAAATCATTGTATGTAAACTTAAAAATAATCCTTTAGGCTATACAAGTGTAGCATATCCTATTGATGAAAATCATATCCCTAATTGGTTTAAAGACCTACCATTTGATGACAGTGAAATGGAAGGCACTATTGTAGATCAAAAAGTAGAAAATCTATTAGGCGTGCTTAATTGGAATATTATTGCTAGTACTGATATTAAAAGCAGTTTTCTTGATTTGTTTAGTTTTGAATAAATGCAACTAAGTGAACTACAATATTATTTAGATAAGACCTTACAAATACAACAGGACTTTCATGATCAACTAAAAAGTATTCAAGTAGATTTTAATAACCAGCTAAAAACTCTTTCTTCAGAACTTGATTTACTGGTAAAAGCCAATCAAAAAATATTGGGAGAGTTAAGTTTTTTAGAAAATGAAACTAATCGTCTTAAAGAACAATTACAAATACATTCATTGTCTAGTTGTTTGCAACAAAATGATACTGAAAAGGTTTTAAGTGATACATTACTAGAAGAAGTAACTCCATTTATTACACGAAGCACTGATTGTAGATATCCCAGTTTGTTTATAGGGGATGCGTACAAATTAGTACATTCTATGATTGCAGCAGATCCACTTTATATTGCATCTTATAATGAAAAGGGATTACAAAACATATTAGAACGGTTTAATCCAGTATATCAGAAAAGATTACGGCCATATCTGTTAAGTAATGGTTTAACATCAGGTTATATTACTTTACCACATAAGCAATTTTCATGTATAGTTTGTTGGAATATAATTAATTATTTAAATAATAAAGAATTTACACAACTATTAAACATTATATATAATTTGTTACGCCCAGGCGGTACTTTAATATTTAACTTTGTAAATGGCGACACATTGTCAGAATTAAAAGAAGTAGAAAGTTATTTGAAACCATATCAAACTGTAGGTGACTTTTTTAAAATATTTAATAAGTCTGGAAC